TTAAATTTTGCAATATCGCTCACACACCATTGATTGTGTATCACCAATTTTGAAATGGTGGTCGGCGATACGCCCATTTTTAACGCTAATTGCCGCTGGGCAATGTTGCGGTCAATCAGCACCTGTTTCAGTCTTAACATTGACAGTCTCCTGCTTATGCCGTGCCGGTTTTCATTTCTGACAACACCTCTCTCAACGAATGAATTGGCGTGTCAGGGTTAAGCTCGGCGGGTAAGGTGTCAGCCTTGAGCCACTCGTCTAGCTGATTTAACGGTACACCGTCCGGATAATGTTCAGCCAGCCGTTTATACTGTTTACCGCTCCATATCGGGAATTTGGCTTTGAGCTGTTTGGCACACTCCACCAAACTAATCGGTTTCTGCTCAACCCGTCGGGCATTGGTGGTCAGCGCGTGGGCTTGCCCTTTTTTCGGTAAATACCAAATCGGGTGTGCATTTTCGTCTTCAATATGCTTATAAGGGTTAATTTCGCCATTAAATAACGGCGTATTTGCCCGTTTCGCTTTTTTCAGATCGTCCTCGTTATCCACCCCGTATGCCAACTGCTCAAGGGTTTCACGGTGAGTTTCAAACTCGGTTTTCTTGTGGGCTTTATACTCTTCGCCAATCATTGCCGCATCGGTTCTAAAGCCAAACTCGGTTAAGGCGACCGGCTCAAGCACCACCCAAAACAGCCGTTCGGTTTGCTCGCCGTCCACTATCACCTGTTCTCGGCATTCCACCTGTACACAGTCGGGGCGGTACGGATTTTTGCCCACTTTGATTTTTTCACCCACCTGCACATTCGGCACATCGCGTACATCATAGCGGCGGTTCTCAAAGCTGATTTCCAGCTTATCCGTTACCACCCGCTCGCAGAGGGCGGTAATCATCAATTCTTGGCACATCTCACGGCTGGGTGGCACAATCAACTGCTCACGGGTAATGGTTCGCCACGCCGCATAGCGGGTCATTTTGTGGCGGCTGTGTTTTGCTTTCGCATTAAAATAACGCATCCACTGGTGGGCTAACTGATTCAGCTCCGCTAAACCGCTCACATTTAAAAAGCGCAAGCCGCTTTCAAACTTGCGTTCGACAATATCATTGCCTTTTTCCACCTGCCCTTTTGCCCGCGCATTACCGGCGGTGGGGATTTCTACCTTGACATCAAGCTGATGCAGTAAATGGCTGAACATTTGTGAAGTATTGGCAGAGCCACGGTCAAACATTAAGATTTTCGGCACACCGTAAAACGGCTCGCCTTTATGGGCTTTTGGCTGAATGGCGTTAATAAAGGTGTGGCTGATATTTTCCGCCGTCTCCCCGCCGTACACATATTCCACATAAATCACCCCGCTCGTGTGGTCGGTAATCACATAACGCCATACCCGCTGTTTATCCACCCGTTCCACATTTGCCGGTTTGTTTTTGTAGAACGTGTCCTCCTTCATAATACACAACCCGTTGCCCTGTTTTTTCTCTTTGAGGTAATACAACACACACAAAGAGGGGTCGATTTGCCAAACGTGATTGGGATGACGGCTTTGCAGTTGCACCACCGGCTTCGGTCTTAATAACTGGTCGGGGTGCAAATTGGCATTGCGTAATGCCCGTTCGACCGAACTGGCAGAATAAGGGCGAATTTCACCGGTATTCATATCCAGAAACTCGGCATTCACCTTGCCGTTAGCCCGCAGAATATCCAGCACCCGTTCAAGGGTATGCTGGGTTTTGCCGTTTTGACGGCGCATCTGCAACCACGTGGCGGCAATCAGGTTGAGTTCATCAGGTGTCAGTTGATGTTTGCCCTTATCGGTACGGGTTTTGCGTCCCGTTTGTGGTCGGTAGGGTTTAATTTGGCGTAAAAAAGTGGCACGGCTTAACCCTGTGGTGGTCATCCCTTCTGTGATGACCTGCTCTTTTTCACCAAAGCCCGCCGCTTCAACCCGTTGGGCAAACTCGGCAAGAATGCCGGGTAATATTGCCATTGCCTTGTCCTTACTCTGTGTCTGTCTCTTTTAGCCAGTCGGGGATTAAATCCCCTGTTGGGGTATCGTTCAGATTAAAATGTCCCCGTAACTCACTGACCGCTAAATCAATCTCGGCAAGCACCCCGCTCATAAATTGAGTGTGGTCAATCCCGCTTTCTTCGGTATGGGCGGCTAAGGTTTCAAAGGCGCTAACTAACTGCCCCCGTAAAACCGCTTCCGCACTGTAACTTATTGCCGAGGTCTCTTGACGTAACAGTGCGCCTTTTTGGTCAGGGGTTTGGGTCTCAATCAGCCTTTGTTTTTTCGCCAGCTCAAGGTCAAGGTGGTTAATCCGATCGTTCTTGTTGGCAAGCACTTTGGCTTGCGCCTTATAATTGGCGTGGCTCTGTTTAAGTTGCCCTTCCAACACCTTTTTCTCGTGGGCGAATTTGGCGGTTAAATCTTCGATTTTCTCAATCAGCTCTTCCTTATCGGTTGCCTCGGAGTAGTCGGCTTCGACAATCTCGGCACGGGCTTCTTCGGGCAGTTGGCGGAGCTTGCGCATTTCACGGTAGCCTAAGCCGAGACGTTGGGAGGTTTCTAAAAACTCTTCCCCAAATTTAGAAAGGTTTTGTAAGTCTTCATCGACTTTCTGTCTAGTTAATCCGCAAGCCTTGCAAAATTCTTCCCAACTGCCGACCGTCGTCAGTTCTCCGTCAATGTATGTTACTAAGCCTTTGTATTTCTTAGCTTCTTTGACTTCTCTCATAACTTTAAGAGTGCCGACCGTCAGCAGTTTGTTTACAAATCCAAATGCTCGAACCATACCCATTGCTTCGTGGGCTTCGGCTAAGTCTTGGGTCATTGCTTTAGCGGCTAACGCCACCGCATTTTGATTTTGTGTGAGTTCGTCCATATCGTGTCCTTTTGCAAAAATTTAGTTAAAACTGCCCGCTTGCACCTGCTGTTGTAGCTGGGCAATGCGATCGTTTGCCGATTGAATTTCCATTGCGTGGGCGGTGGCAATCTGCAACATCTGCACACTTAATGCGTACCGTCCTGTTTCTAACTGGGTGACAAAGCCCTCTTTTACAAGAAAAGCAATGGCTCGTGAGGTATTGACAGCACTGTCTTGAATCGCATTGCTTAACTCTTTATTGGTTAATCCGGTCAGTGATTTGCCTTTTAGCACCTTCATAATGCGTAAGGCTCGCTCAGTCGTGTTCGCTTTTTCGCCCATTGTGTTCCCCTTGCATAAATGCCGGCACGTTGTGATAAATCGGTTGGTTTGGGTAAACGGTATATTTTCGTTTGCGTGTTAAAAACCAAACGCACGCTTTTTCCAGTAATGTTTTCATTGGTTTTCTCCTGTTTTTTAAAGGTTAAAATTAAGAAGACCGTTGAACTTATGTAATCAAATTTTTAAAGAGCAATATGCGTTAAGCTGCCGCTTTTAAACCGAGTTTGACGGCAATTTCGTGAGCCTTACCGTACTTAGCTTTAACATTCCCGTTAAGCACTAAATATACATAATCACGGTTGTAACCATTTTCTTCAGCCCATTGGGTTAAAGTTTTACCTTGTTTTGCAAAGCCCTCTTTAACCTGTTTTGGTGTTTTAGCCTGTAACATTTTTTATCCTCTATGAAAGATGTGCTATGATTTGCATTAAAGATCTTTATAAGATCTTTAATGTATGAGTGTAATTATGAACATTCGTTCCGTTTAAATCAAGGTAAATTTAGAACAAATGAGTATAAGTAGTAGAGTTTGCTTAATTGTTAGCCATTTTGGTGGCAGTATTACAAAGTTTTCAGAACGTTCGGGTATTAATTATCGTTCTGTACAAAATTACATGCGTGGGGATCGAGAGCCAAACTCAGAAGCCTATGTGAAATTTGCACAAATGGGTGTAAATATTAACTGGCTTTTAACAGGACAAGGTGAAATGTTTATTGGAAAACCTATCAATCTTCAATTAACAGAAGAAGAGCAAAATCTACTTGAGGATTATCGAGAGAGTAATGAACAAGGCAAAGAAGCTATCGAAAAAACCGCAAAAGCGTTATCGGCGATCTCGGCACTTGAGGCTCTTAAAGTCGCTTGAGCCTCAGAATGCGACAAAGACACGAAAAACCAAACTCAAAATTATCAAATAACGTTAACCTAGGAGGAACAAGTGAAACTGCGTATTTTTACTTTTATATTTACCATTCTATCTATTATGAGCAGTATCAGTAATGCTTATGCGAAGGAAGATATTGGCATTACACCAAAACAATTTTCTGCAAGGGTAAATAAGGATCTTAAATCTTTTGATTTCCCAGCATTGATGCCGAAAAATCCTAAAATTGTAAAAGGCGATGTAAATAATACAGCTCAAGCAATCCTTGCCGATGTACTTGGTGTAACAATGATCATCAATAAAAAAACAGGTAATGTTAAAAGTGTATCAACAATACTAACATTGACAGACAATGATACTGCTAACTTAATGCTAATTGCTGCTAACTCTTCAATTATCTCTTCATTTGCAGGAGATAACGAATATAAAGAGCTTGGCAAAAAATTCTTTATGTTTAATGCTGAGGTTGTAGGAAAATACGCAGATATTAAAGATAAAGAAAAAGGGGTAAGTGAGGAATTTTCCTACAAAGGAATGAAATTTGGCGTTACTGTCAATAGTCTTATAGGTATTCGTTCATTTGCTCAGTTAGATTAAAAATCCTTAAACTAGTTTAAAATTCATTTCAGCCGTTTTTCCCTAAATTCCCTATCAGTTACTGATAGGGAGTTTTTCTATGTCTTTTCCAATTTTAAAAATTGTGATCCATTGCTCTGCCACCCGAAACGGCAAGCTATTGCGTACCCGTAGTCAAACTGCGGCACAAGTGATTGACGGCTGGCACAAACAGCGGGGCTTTAACCGTTCCCAACACGCTATCCGCAGCGCCAATTCTCACCTTAAACATATCGGCTACCACTATGTGATCGACACAGACGGTAAAGTGGAAAGTGGTCGTCAAGTCGGCGAAACGGGCGCACACGTCCGCGGTCATAACCGCAATTCTCTCGGCATCTGTTTAATCGGCGGGATTGATGCAAACGGGGGCTATCACGGTGAATTTACTAGAGCCCAATGGCACGCCTTGCATAAATTACTGCGTGAATTAGAAGCCAAATTCCCTCACGCGCGTATCTGCGGACACCGTGATTTATCCCCTGATATTAACGGCGATGGTACTGTTACCCCGAATGAGTGGACGAAAGCCTGCCCGTGTTTTGATGTGTGGTCGTGGCTGGATAGTGAAGAAGTGGTAAATGTCGAGCATTTGTTTAAGGAGAATATGTAATGGCAGAACTTAAAGTCAGAGGGCTGACCCTTTATTCCTATATTTGGGAGTGTATCGTGTTTGGCGGTTTTATTTATGCCAATGAATTTAATCAACCTAAGCTCGTATTAGCCTATGAGTGGTTTTTCTACTTTTTAACAGCATTAAGTGTAGCCCCGCTTTTCATTGGTTTTGGCACACCAAAATTTCGCTATACCACCACAAAATTCCATTGGGAAATCGTCACTAATGCTTTACTTGGCTTGATGTTGGCGTATTACGGTTATTTTGTCTGTGCAACCGTGGCTGTATTTATGGGGTGGGCATTTGCTAATCATCATTACTACATTAAGGAGAAAGTATGAAACTCAGTGAATTATTTACCAACGACAACGGTCGCCTTTCGACTACGGGCTTTATTCAGTTTTTCGGGGCATTGCTGATGTCAGGTATTTTAGCCTATTGTGTCTGGTTAGACCGCAGTTACGTCCCTGAATTGTTTATGACGTTTGCTCTATTTTGTGGTGGACAGGTTGCAACAAAAGGAATGGTTTCTGCCCTTAAAAAACGGGAGGAAAACGAATGATGACCTTGATTATCAGCGTAGTTGCCGGTGTCGTCATTCTGTTTGGAGTGATGGCGTACAAAGTCCGGCAAGCTAATCAAACGATTGAAAAAATGTTTGACACCCAAGCCAAACTGACCGCCCAAAACCAACAACAAGCGGTCGAAATTCAAACAAAAAAAGCGGAGATCAAAAATGCCCAAATTAAGCGTAAAAATGATGATGAAGTCAAGCGTAGCAATGCTCCTAGCGTTGATCAGCGGTTGCACGACCACGGCTGGTTTAGAGCCGAAGATAACGATAACGGGCTGTCAGGCGTTCGGGCTGATTTACGCCAGTCGCGCGGACACGACCGAGACGAAACGTCAGATACTGGCTCACAATCTGACACATCAGGAGATTTGTAAAAATGATGATAAGGTTGAAAAAACGCCGTAAGCGTTGGCAGAGCTGGTTCAGCCAACAAAAACAGGGGGAGACCAATGCAAGAACTGTTTGATTTTATCCGTCAGCACTTTGCCATTATCAGCACCCTGTCGATGATTATCATCGGGGCATTTTGGCTTAAGCTCGACAGCAAATACGCCAAGAAGTCCGATTTGAATGCCCTTGCCCAACGTTGCGAGCAACAGGTGGGTGAAAATGAGCATCGCATCACGTTACTGGAAACCAAAGTAGATAACCTACCGACCGCCCAAGATGTGGCACGACTGGAGGTGTTGATGACGGAAATCAAGGGCGAAACCAAATCGACTAATACGCAAATGGGGGCAATGAGTCATCAAGTCTCCCTGTTACTCGAAGCGAAAGTATTAAATAAGGATTAACTATGCAAAACATTTTTCATCAAGACCAGCGTTTAGTCATTCTCCGGTCGCTCTCGGAAGCAGGCGGTTACGATGCCAACGAGTCCATTTTAGACGACTGTTTAGCGCTCTACGGGCATAACATCAGCCGTGATTTAGTGCGTAACCACTTGAATTGGCTTGAAGAGCAGGGGTTAGTCAAAATCGAACGCCTTGCAAGCGGCTTTATGATTGCCAAAATCACCCAACGGGGCTTAGATGTAGCAAACGGTGAAGCGGTGGTTGAGGGCGTCAAACGTCCCCGCCCGAAAATTTAAACGGTATTTAAGGAGCGTTTCAATGAGCCATAAAACCACCCGTGGGCGGGCATCGAAAGTGGATTTACTGCCCCCGAATATCAAAACCCAACTAGCGATGATGTTGCGGGATAAGCAGTATTCGCAAACCGACATTTTAGAAGAGATTAACGACCTAATCCGTGATTGTGGCTTGCCCGACAGTGCTTTGTTAAGTAAGACAGGGTTAAACCGTTATGCCAGCCGAATGGAAAAAATGGGCGCAAAAATCCGTCAAGGGCGTGAAATGGCGGAGATTTGGGCGAAACAGTTTGGTGAAACGCCCCAATCGGACATCGGCAAAATGTTGATGGAGATGGTGAAAAATATCGCCTTTGAAACTTCGCTCGGTCTGAGTGAAGACGGCACGGCAGACCCCAAATCCATTGCATTGTTATCGTCCGCTATTCAGCGGTTGGAACAGGCAGAGAGTTTAAGCTACGAACGGGAACGCAAAATCCGTAAGGAAGTGATTGAACAAGCCGCAAAAGCCGTGGAAGAAAGCGGTGAGCAGACTGGCATTAGTAAAGAAGATGTAGCGAAAATGGTGAAAGCAGTCTATGGCATCGAGTAAACCTGCATTACTTTACCCCTATCAACAACGCTGGCTTAGTGATAACAGTCGCTTTAAAGTGGCGATGTTCGCTCGTCAAACAGGTAAAACATTTACGACGACACTTGAGATTGTGCTGGATTGTTTAGAGGCAGAAGCAAAAGGTGAGAAAACTCGTTGGGTGATTTTATCCCGTGGAGAACGCCAAGCAAAAGAGGCAATGAATGAGGGGGTAAAACGTCACCTTGAAGCGATTGGACAGGTGTGTGAAGTGTTAGAAGTCCCGTTCAAAGAGGACACGACTATCAATGCGTTAGAGGTTATTTTTCCGAGTGGCTCAAAAATTACGGCTTTGCCCGCAAACCCCGATACTGCTCGGGGCTTTTCTGCGAATGTCTTTTTAGATGAATTTGCCTTTCACCAAAACAGCCGTGAGATATGGAAAGCCTTGTTCCCTGTAATTTCTGCAGGGTGGAAATTACGAGTTGTTTCCACACCAAACGGGAAAGGCAATAAGTTTTACGAGTTGATGACCGATTTAAGCAATACCGAATGGTCTCGCCACGCGGTTGATATTTATCAAGCCGTTCGTGATGGTTTACCGCGTAATATCGACCAGCTCCGCAAGGGGTTGAACGATGAAGATGCGTGGGCGCAAGAGTTTGAACTCAAATGGCTTGATGAAGCCAGTAGCTGGCTCTCTTATGACTTGATTGATGATGCCGAACATAGCGCCGCCGGCTTGCCCCATCTTTACAGTGGTAACCCCTGTTTTGTGGGCATGGATATTGCCGTTCGGGGCGACTTGACCGTGATTTGGGTGATAGAGTTAGTCGGCGATGTATATTGGACACGGGAAATCATCACGCTCAAACGGGTGAAATTACGCGAGCAACTTGCCGAACTTTACCGCGTGATGCGTCAATATAATGTGATTCGCTGCCATTTAGACCAAACCGGTATGGGTGAAAAAATGGTGGAAGATGCCCAGTATCAGCACGGCACAAGCCGAGTACAAGGGGTGCTGTTTAATGTCGCGACAAAGCTCAATTTAGCTACCCTCGGCAAAGAAGCCTTTGAAGACCGCAAAATCCGTATTCCTCAAGGCGACAATGAATTGCGGGAAGATTTGCACAAACTGAAAAAAATCACTGGTAGCACGGGGCAGCCCCGTTTTATTGCCGAAAGCGACAGTAAAGGACACGCCGATAGAACGTGGGCGTGCTTTTTAGCCCTCAATGCGGCGAAAGAAGGCGGCTTAGCATTGGTTATCCCTCACAGCAGACGTCCAAGACGCAGCCACGCACTTACACAAGGATATTAAATGTCAGTACAGAAAAAAGATTTAGTCAGCGAAATCGCTACCCGTGCAAGAAGTTTCGACCACTGGGCATTTGGCTATCACCTGCCGAACCCTGACCCTATTCTCAAAAAAATGGGCAAAGACATTGCGGTTTATCGTGAGTTGTTATCGGACGGGCAGGTGCGTTCCGGCATTCGCCGCCGTAAAGCGGCGATTAAAGGCTTGGAATGGCGCATTACCACGACTAACAATGAGCAAGTGGACGAAAAACTGTTTGCGATATTTAATGCCCTGCCGCTCAATAATATCATCACTGAAATGCTTAATGCGGCACTTTACGGCTACCACGTCTCTGAAATCATTTGGGCAGCGCAGAACGGGCTATTTATCCCGCAACAGATTATCGGCAAAAAGCCGGAATGGTTTGTGTTTGATGATGATAACCGCCTGCGTTTTCGCAGTAAAGAGAGCTGGATTGAGGGCGAGTTATTGCCTGAGCATAAATTCTTACTCACCACCCAAGAAGCGACCCAAGATAACCCCTACGGTTTGGGCGATTTATCGCTCTGCTTTTGGGCGGCGACCTTTAAAAAGGGCGGTTTTAAGTATTGGCTGGAGTTTACCGAAAAATACGGCAGCCCGTGGTTAGTCGGTAAACACCCTCGCCAAACCAGTGAGGCGGAAAAAGATGAGTTAGCCGATGCTCTAGAAGGTATGATTGGCACAGCGATTGCAGTCGTGCCAAATGATGCGAGTGTCGAAATTTTAGAAGCGGCAGGTAAAGGCACGTCAAGTGATAGCTACGAGCGTTTTCTCAATTTCTGCAAAGCGGAAATCAATATCGCTCTATTAGGGCAAAACCAAACCACCGAACAGGAAAGCAACCGAGCCTCGGCACAGGCAGGCTTGGAAGTGATTGAAGATATTCGCAACGATGACAAAGCGATGATCGAAGCCACTTTCAATCAGCTTTTAGCGTGGATTTGCAAATATAACTTTGCCGTCGAACAACTGCCGAAATTTGAGCTGTATGAGCAGGAGAGCATTAACACCGACCAAGTGGAACGGGACAGCAAACTCTATGCAATGGGGGTGCGGTTTACGCCCCAATACCTCGAGCGAGAATATGGGTTTGAGCAAGGGGATATTGAAATCTCCCCTAACCCCTCTTTTTCAAAGAGGGGAATAGAAACGACCGCATTTAATGAGGCAGCACATCAACACCCACCAAAGCCGATAGAGAACATTATCGACCAAATGGGCGAGTTATCCCAACACCATTTTGATGATCGCCTTGCGGCAATTCGGGCAAAACTGGATATGGCAAGCTCAATCGAAGAATATCGGGATATGTTAGACGAGCATATTGCTGAGCTGGATTTTAGCGAATATGCCGCACTATTTGCCAAAGCAATGACAAGTGCAACGCTGATGGGGCGTTATGACGTGGTTCAAGAGAGCATTAAATCTCCCTCTGCTTCTCGTGAAATCTCCCCCTAACCCCCTCTTTACGAAAGAGGGGGGATCAAGTCCCCCTTTGAAAAAGGGGGATTTAGGGGGATTTTAAACATCAGCCACTCAGTGAAATTGAAAAAAGGAAACACGATGATCATTGCAGAAACCCTACCCTTTGACGAGCAAATTCACTATTTCCGCAAAAAAGTGAATATCCCGACGGCGACCTATTTGGATATTTACGGCGAGGCGCACGATTATGCGTTTGCTGTCGCCGGTGCGCATACCGCCGAAATTATTGGGGAGTTTCGCAAAGCGATTGATGAGGTGATTGAGAACGGCGGGACGTTGGAAGACTTTCGTACCCAATATTTTGACAAAATCGTTGAAAAGCATAGTTGGCAATACAACGGCGGACGTAATTGGCGCAGTCGGATCATTTACGACACCAATCTCTATGCCAGCTACAATCACGGGCGTTATCAACAGCAAAAGGAGATGGCTGATGTGCTGCCCTATTGGGAATATGAGCATAACGATTCCGCTCACCCTCGTCCCCAGCACGTCAGTTGGGACGGCTTAGTGCTACGAGCCGACGACCCGTGGTGGGATTACCATTACCCGACCCGTGCCTACGGCTGCCATTGCACCGTCAAAGCCTTAGACGACTATGATTTACGCTATTTTAATAAAACCGTCAGTCCCAGCCCCCAAATTGAATGGGAAGAGAAACTGATTGGGCAACGTTCGGGCAGCCCTCGTGTGGTGCGTGTGCCGAAAGGTGTTGATCCGAGTTTTGAACACCCGAAACGGTTAGTGCCGACCCACAAAGTCGATGAAATCTTAATGCAAAAACTGGCAGACGCCCCACCGCAGTTTGCAAGTAGTGCGGTCAGTAATGTGCTGAATTACCCGCCGGTATTGGCGTTGCTTAACCAATCGGTGAAAGAGATGGTCGATACCGTGGTGGCTGAAAAAGTCGCACGGGGCAATATGAAGTATGTGGGCGTGATCCCCCGCCCTGTTATTCAACAGCTCGAAGCCCAACAGCTCGCCCCACAAACGGCGGTGATTGCCCTGCGGGACGACGATATTCTGCACGCTCTACGGGACAACAAGCAAGCAAAAGGGATTCACTTGCCCGTTGAATTTTGGCAACAGTTACCGGAAAAGTTAAGACACCCTGATGCCATTTTGCTGGAAACCCAACAAAAGCAACCGACCCTGCTGTTCATTTATCAGACTGAACAAGGCAAAGTGGCGGTGAAGTTGGATTATGAAGTCAAGCTCAAAAACGCCCAAACACAGAAAAAGGAACGGGTGAAACTGAATTTAGTGAGAACGGCAAGTGCACTAGATAAACGGCAATGGGAAAGTTTGAAAGCCTTTACGTTATTGTGGGGAAATTTGGATTAGCTCGTAGGCTTGCCTGATTCGAACAGGATAATACGGTGTAGAACAGCGTAACCTTTCCAGTAGGAAACCCCCTACGAGCAAAGGCACTATACGCCTAAATTATTTTTTAATCAACAAAGAGGAAATAAAAATGCAACAATTAACTTATGGCCAAAAAGCTGTGGGCTTATCATTTAATCCTAGCAACAATCCGGAAGTAGACAAATATAAGGCTATTTTTGCTAAGGCGATAGATCAACTAAATACTTTGCGATCACAAACTGCAAGTGCTGAAGTTAAACGCTTATGCAGCTTGGCTATTACCGATGCACAATCCTCCCAAATGTGGGGTGTTAAAGCTATGACTTGGACGGACTAGTGAGAACCGCAACTGCAATTAAAAGTGCTATTGAGTGGAACGACTTCAAGAAAAGTTATGAATTATTATGGGGGCGTTTAGATTAGTGCAGTGGTTTGCCTGATTCGAACAGGATAATAACGGATGAGACATTGCCGCTAACCTTTCCAGTAGGAAACCCTCACTGCGTTTTCACTATACGCCGGAATGATTTTTTTATCAATAGGAGAAAAGATGTTACATTTAGTGAGCTTATATGAGGCAATATTAACGTTAAATGAAAGAGAAAAGCAAGCTCCAAGTCAAGACAGTAAAATGATGTTGGCAGACACATTAGATCGTCTTAAATTAGAGCTTGATGAGAAAGACTACTTTTATTTGTCAGTCTTTGCTGAAGCGTTGATTAAATCTAAAAAATTGAGTACGGCTAATGATTTACCTTTTGAGCATTTAGGGCTATTTGCCCATAGCCTGAGAGAGTGTTCATCCAGTACTTCGTGATTTTTAAGTTTTTCATAAGCCCATTCACTTAACGCAATATTGAGTGCGGCACGTTCACCGCCCTCTTTCAAGCGTTTAATGGCAGCGAGATGTTTTTCTTGCATAAGCATTCCTTACTAAAGTGTGGCAACATTACCACGCTTTTATTCTACGGAGATCACCCACTATGATCCACATTCGCATTGATGATAAAGGGGCAATTCAGTCCCTTGCCAATATTGCCCGTTCGGTGGGCAAGGGCAAAAAGCTCTACGGTATGTTAGGCGAAGCCCTGAAAGCCGAGCATAAAAAGCGGTTTGAGAAAGAGCAAGCCTCGCCGGAGGGTGAAAAGTGGGCATCGTTATCGGACAAATACCGAGCGAAAAAGAAAAAGCACAAAAATAAAATCTTAATCCGAGACGGTAATCTCAAAAATCTGTTGCGCTACCAAGCCAGCGAGCGGGGTGTCAAATTCGGTTCTGACCGCAAATATGCCCGCTTACATCATTTTGGCAGCAAAAAATCAAGCGGTCGGGGTTCGGGCGTACCGGCACGTCCGTGGCTCGGTTTAAGCCGGCAGAACAAGGACTATTTGCTGGGCAAAACCGAACATTTTTTGCGTCAAGTCATGCGAAAAGCCTAATTCAACGCAAAACGCCCTCAAATCGCCGCTGTGCGCTTGAAGGCGTTATTCGATAAATGATAGCGCCATTTAATTTTAGCACATTGGTAAATGCCTTAAATTTGCAAATTGGGGCAATTTTAAATGAGGGGGAAGCGATAACCCCGTTTAAATCGCCCATACGGCGTTTAAATTTTTTAAGCGGTAACATTTATCGGCTTGTCCCCGTTTTTTGACGACAAGCCATTTCAGACAAGATTTCACATTTTCTGTATCCGGATCACTTTTCGATGATCTTGCCGCTCACTAAAAATCCTTAAACTAGTTTAAAAGTCATTTTTCCCGCCCTTTTGCATAATGTCCGCATAGCTAAGCGAGGACATTATGCACCTGATTGATATTTTCAAAGCCGGTAAGCGCCGAGATGCGAACGGCGTATTGATTGACATTACCCCCGAACAACTGCAACAAGCGGTCGATAACTACGACCCAGCGTTTCACGAAGCGCCGGTGGTCATCGGACACCCAAAAGATAACCACCCCGCTTATGCGTGGGTCAAACGCCTTGCCTTAAACGGCGAGGTGTTGCAAGCGGAGTTCGACCAAATCGACCCTGCTTTTGCTGAATTAGTTGAGGCAGGGCGGTTTAAAAAAGTCTCCGCCTCGTTTTACCTGCCCGATAGCCCCAATAATCCCAAGCAAGGGGTATTGTCTCTGCGCCACGTCGGCTTTTTAGGGGCAGTCCCGCCGGCGGTGAAAGGCTTGCGTAACCCTGAGTTTAATGAAGCGGAAGAAGGTGTGGTTGATTTTGCCGATTGGGCGCAAAGTACGCTTTGGCGACGTTTCCGCAACTGGTTAGCGGGTCAATTTGGCGAAGAAGAAGCGGAAAAAGCCTTACCGGAATACTTAGTGTCCAGTGTGCAAGAAGACGCCATTCGAGAGCAAATACACCGTCATCAATCCCTTGACGAGCCGGCATTTAATGAGCTGCCGGCAGACCAGTCACCCCCAACCCCAACCGAACCGACAGGAGAAGACAAAATGAGTGAAGCCGACAAAGCCGAACTAGCACGTTTAAAAGCAGAAAATGAGCAACTGAAAGCCGAAAAAGCGCAAGCTGAAGCGGATAAAGCCGCCGCCGATTTAGACGCGGCAAAAGCGGAAAACGTCAGTTATGCCGAAAATTTAGTAAAACAAGGCAAACTTGCCCCGATTGCCAAAGAGGCGGCGATTGCGTTACTGAACTGCTCGGCAACCAATGCCGCGGGGCAAGTGGTCGAGTTTAACGAAGGCGAATCGATGCTGACGCTGACTAAAGCGTTTCTAGAGGCACAGCCGCAGGTGCTGCAATTTGGTGAAGTGGCGACCAAAGACAAGGCGGCATCGGACGAACCGGATGAGGTCTCGTATGCCGAAAACGACGACCCTGCACGTATCGAGCTTGACCGCAAAGCCCGTGCCTATATGAAACAACACAATTGCGATTATGCCACGGCAGTGAATGCCGTGCTGTAATCCTTAACTGATAGGAGAAAAATGAATGACTGGACAGACTCAAACAGGTAGCGGGCAACGAGTCCATACTCGTATTAACGGCGACCCGGTACTGACCCGATTAGCACTCGGTTATAAAAACAGCCTTTTCGTGGGCGACAAATTATTACCGTTTGTAGATATTCCAAAAGAAGGCGCACGCTTGCCGGTGTTCGGTAATGAGGCTTTTGTGGCAGAAGAAGATGAGCGTCAACTGCACGCGCCGAGTAATAAAATCACACCGGTGAAGGTTACCACCAAAACCGTTGAGGTGATTGAACACGATTTAGCCCACCCGATTGACTACCGTGAAAACCGTGAAGCCGACTTTGCTTACGAGCAATATGCGGTGAATGTGGTGCGGGAGAAAATGTTGCTGAACCACGAAAAGCGGGTGCAGGCGTTGGTGAATAACGAGGCAATGTACGGCACGGACAATAAAGTGGTGCTGTCCGGCTCAAGCCAATTCAGCAATCCGACATCCGATATTTTCGGGGTCTTTGATGAGGCGTTTGAAAAAGTACGCAAAGTCGCCGGCGTGCCGGTCAATCAAATTGTCATTCCGGCGAATGTATGGGCGGTGCTGCGTAAGCACGAGGCGATTGTGGAAGTGCTAAAACGGCGCGGGCTACAACGCTTAACCACCCAAATGTTAGCCGAAATGCTCAAAGACGAAGGGCAAAGCCTTGATATTCATATCGGACGTTCGGTGCATAAAGCGACTCTTGATGCAGAAAGCACCGCCATTTGGGCGGACAACATCGTAATGGCGTATGTGCCGACTGCCGGTGCGGACGGCAAACACGCGATGTATCAACCGTCATTCGGCTATACCTTCCGCCGCGAAGACTCGCTGAAAGTCGATAAATACGATGAAGTCGGTGGCAAAGTGTATAACGTGCGCTGTACCGATATTCACAAAGAGCACGTCTTGATGCCGGAAGCCGGCTTCTTGATTAAATCCGCCGTGTAGAAATCTGCCCCTAGCCATTTTTAAATCTCCCCCTCGCCCCCTCTTTACGAAAGAGGGGGAATAAGTCCCCCTTTGAAAAAGGGGGATTTAGGGGGATTTAAAAAACTTACTTCAATCAACTGTGGAGCGAAAAATGACCCAACCAACCGAAACAATCACCGCCATCGTCTCCGGCGTGGCGTTATATCACAACGGACAACATTATGATGTCGGTGATGAAATCGAACTCACGCCGGCAGAGTACGCCGAGTTGTCGATTTATCTACAACCGAAAGATGAGGCATTACGCCTTGCCGAAGAAGCCCAAGCACGTGCCGATGAGCAAGCCCGACAACTTGCCGAACAAGCCGAACGGGACGTCCGTGAAACCCAAGAGGCATTATTGCGCGCCCAAACAGCGCAAGTGCAAGCCGAAGCGTTGGCGACGGAAAACGGTTTGCGTGCCGAACAGGCGGAAGCGCGTGTCGAGGAATTGACCCGTCAGCTAGCAGATAAAGATGCGGAGATTGCCAATTTATCTGCCCAACTGACCGCTTGCCAAGCTGACAAGAGCAAGCCTAAAGGGAAAAAAGCCGAGACAGTCGCCCCGCCGGCTGACGATACCCCGGCAAGCGAGGGGTAAATGATGTATATCACCGTCGCCGACTTAGCCAAAACCTTCAGCTATTCCGCGTTAGTGAAGCTCAGTAATGACGAGCATACCGCGGCAGAGATTAACGAAAGCGTGGTGGAACAGGCAATTCAAATCGCATCCGAGCGGATTGATGCCGCTCTACGGGGACGTTACCGCCTGCCCCTTACTCAAGTGCCGACCGTGATTAACGGCTACTGCTTAACCTTGGCACGCTATTGGCTTTATGCCCGACGCCCTGAATCGAAGATGCCGGAGACCGTGAAGGACACCTACACGCAGGCAATCAAGGAGTTGGAGCAAATTGCCAACGGTAAACTGCATTTAGGCATTGCCGGCTTTAGCGAGTCGAACACGACAACCGATTCACAAGCAGTTCAAGACAGCTACGGTGATTTACTAGCGGATTCGGGCGAGTACCGTGTCAAGAGTGCCAACCGAATGAATACTGAAGGTTATTAGAGGGAAAAAATGTCTGCCACTTTGCCGATTTTAAATGCCTTTAAAGCCCGTTTAAACGCCCATTTTCCGGATTGGGATTGCCAGTTGATGCCCGATGACCCCAGCACTTACTTTCTTGACCACCCTAACGGGGCAATCTTGATTAGTTATGCAGGGTCTGACTTTGGCGAGCCTCGTCCGAGTGCGGCGATGACCCAAAGTCGAACACTGACGATTGTGCTGACGGTGATGAGCCGCAATTTGCATAACGACTTTGGTGCGATTGAGTTACTGGATAACCTGCGCCTTGCGTTAGTGGGTTTTCGTCCGCCGAATTGCAGTGAATGTTATTTGAAAGACGAAGCCTTTGACGAGCAGGAAAGCGGCATTTGGGTCTATCAGTTGGTGTTGAGCACCCAAACAATGCAAGTACAGCAATGCGAACAAGCGGTCGATAGCAAGCCGACATTTGCAAGCCTTGTGGCACGGCAAAAGGGTGAACCCCTTGACCCTCGGATTAAACCAAAATCATAGGAGAATATTATGTCTTATTTTCATCACGGCACCGAAACCAAGCGCGTCAACGGCGGCTCTGTGCCGGTCAATACCGTGGACGGTGCGGTTATCGGTATTGTCGGGACAGCCCCAATCGGCGCAGTTAATGCACTGAAATTGTGCATCAACAAAAAAGATTTTGCCCAGTTTGGCGCAGTTTTTGACAACGGCTACACCCTGCCCGATGCACTGGATATTTTAAGCCGCTACCAAGCGGGGCAAGTGTATGTGGTCAATGTGCTTGACCCGGCACGCCATCGCACGACGGTCACGGACGAGGTGCTGACCCTTGACCGTGATACCTTAAAAGCGAAAACCCAAAAAGCCGGCTTAATTAACCTAACCTTGAAGTCCGGCAATACGGCACTGACCGCTAATGAGTACACCGCCGATTTATTAACCGGTGATATTACCTTAAAGGCAGTGAAGTCCGATTTAAAAGCCACTTATACCTACGCCGACCCAACGAAAGTCACCGAAGCGGATATTCGCGGTGGCGTGGACGCAGCAACCGGCGCACGAAAAGGCTTTGAACTATTGCGTGCCGGCTTTAATCTGTTAGGCACCGATGCGAAAATTTTAATTTGTCCGCAGTTTGATACCACCGCGTCAATGGCGGTATCGCTCACCACCCTTGCCGAACAGTTAGGGGCGATTGCGTATATTCAAGCACCGAAAGCCACGACATTGGCAAAAGCGATTGCCGGACGGGGTAATCAAGGGCAAATTAACTTTAAAACCGGTTCTGACCGCGTGCATCTGTTCTACCCACACGTTATCGGGGAACGCAACACCCTTGAGAGTTTGGCGACCCACGCCGCCGGCTTGCGAATGCTGACTGATGTCGAAGCCGGCTATTGGTTCTCGACCTCAAACCGCCAGCTTAAAGGCGTGGTCGGGGTCGAAATTCCGCTCACCGCACGGGTGGACGATATTCAATCGGAAACCAACCGCTTAAATGCGGTGGGGATTACCACCGTATTTAACAGCTTCGGCACAGGCTTTAGACTGTGGGGCAACCGCTTGGCAAACTTCCCGACTGTTACCCATATCAGCAATTTTGAAACCGTCCAGCGTACGGCGGATTTGATTGATGAAAGCATTCGTCGGGTCGAATTGCAGTTTATTGACCGCCCGATTGATGATGCGTTACTGGACAGCTTGCTCGGCACGCTGGAAACCTATTTCAGCACGCTCAAGTCTATCGTCGGCTTTGAAGTCGCCCTCGACCCTGATGCGGATTTACCCGACAGTTTCAGTAAAGGGCTTGTGCCGGTTCAATATCAATTTACCCCGAAAATTCCGGCGGAACGCATCACCAATACCTCGGTGGTCACCCGTAAGTTCCTTGTGAATTTGACGTCTCGAAAAGGTTAGGAGGAATAACGAATGAGTGTGGTGATTAACCAAGTTGCGAATGCGAATGTGTATGTCAACGGCAACAGCTATCTCGGCAGAGCCAAAAGCGTGAAATTGCCGGAGTTGGAAGTGGAGTTTAGCGAGCACGATAATCTCGGCTTAATCGGCAAGCTAAAACTGCCGAATAAAATCAATGCCCTTGAGGGTGAGATTGTGTGGGACGGTTTTTATCCCGATGTGGCTGCCCTTGCGTATAACCCGTTTAAAAATACGCAACTGATGGTGCGAGCTGATGTGCGGGTATTTAATGCTGCCGGTATGGCAACCGAAGTGCCGTTGGTAATGACGTTAAATGTAGCATTTAACAAAGTGCCGCTCGGCGAGTACAAAAAAGAGGTTGCCGAGTACACAATGAGCTATCAGGTGTACAGCATCAAGCAGGTGATTGACGGCAAAGAAGTGCTTTACTACGACGCCCTCTCGAACCAATACCGTGTCGCCGGGCAAGATGTCTTCAACCGGTTCCGCAAAAATATCGGGCAGTAAAAATCCTTAAACTAGTTTAAAAGCGGTTTTTATCCGATTTCTCTAAACTCCGTTGTGAATTAACCAACACAATGGAGTTTTTTATTATGTCTAACCAAGCGGTCGAAACCCTCAAAAATCTACGTGTTTATACCACCTATCAATTAAAGCACCCTGTTGATTTAGCAGATGGTACAAGATTAACAGAAATCAATTTACGCCGTTTGAAAGGTAAAGACTTGGGGGATTTTGAAGAAAAAAGGCTTGATAGTAAGCACGAATATCAAATGGTGAAATTCTTTGTGAACCGTCTGAGTAACCTAACCTTTGAAGATATTGATGAATTAGACGGCATTGATATAAACGGGCTAACCGTGTTGATTGTGGATTTATTGCTTGAGGGAAAGCCAAAAGCGTCCGAGAGCTAGACACGGTATTTGCCGATCTCGCTTGGTGGTTTGGTTGGTCACCAAGCGAGTTAATGGAGATGGATTTAGTGGATATTCCGAGATGGGTTGAGCAGATGAATCGGCAAGCTAAAGCAGGTTATGCTCGGGTTTTGTAATAGTTAAACAGTGTAACAACTCCCTCAGCTATCCAGCCTAAAATAAAACCTGCTCCAGACGCCACAACGGATGTTGCATAACCAAAAAACAACCAAATCAGGAGAAAGAGAGTAAACACCACACCAGCGATCAAGACAGAGGCAAATAGTCCGATGTCAGATAAAGACGGTAAACTAAGGATGGCAGGCAAGAATAACGAGTAACCTAGCCATACGGTTACGCTAACCATTGAAATTCCCCAAACGGTTTTCATCACTTTTTCAACGATGTTCATCTCTTTTCTCCTCTGTTTTCCCTTTCATTCTAAATACAAGGACATACGATGGCAAGTGAATTAACCATTGGACTCGTCATTGGGGCGAGCTTAAAAGGCGTGAGTGCTGCATTTGGTGAAGCCAAAAAACAAGTCCAGCAGTTAGGTATTCGTACTGCCATTGCCCAACGTCAGCAAATGCGCTTAGGGCGTTCAATCAGCCGAGCATTTTCCGATCCGACTCGTAATGTTGGGGCATTACGTCAACGTTACGAGCAACTTAGCAAAGCGATTCAAAAAGCGCAAAAAAGCCAAGAGAATTTGAATAAAGCCTTAGCAGCACAACAACATCATACGGCTAAACGTCGTGAATTGCAGGGCAAAATCTTTGAAACCGGCGCACACGCAATGGCGGGAGGCTCAGCAGTATGGTCTTCTGTGAAAACCTTTATGGATCAGGAGGAAGCAGCAAATAATCTCAAAATTGCGATGATGAAAGCAGACGGTACTATCGGCGCATTTGAAGAGATAGGCAAAATTGCCAGCCAATTAGGGACAGATTTGCCGGGGACAAAGAAAGACTTTTATAACCTTGCGCTTGCACTGAAAAAACAAGGTCTCAGTGATAAGATTTTAACCGGCGGTGCATTGAAAACGGCAGCGGAATTGAATGTCTTGCTAGAGATGGATCAGTTTGAGGGCGGTGAATTTTTAGCAAAATTTATGGAGTCGCACGGCTTAAGTGAAGCGGAGTTAGGTAAATCAGCCGATTACCTACAAAGAGCAATGTATGCTTCAGGACTGAGTAAAGCCCAAATGTATGAGTCAATGAAATACTATGCGCCAAAACTCAATTCACTAGGGCTAACCGGTGCTGAAAATACCGAAAAAATCCTTGCGATTGAAGGAATAGCAGGGCAACAGGGCTTAGAAGGTTCAACGTTCGGGACAGGCTTGAATATGATGCTCTCCCGAATGAATAAAGGTCCGAAAATGATGCGTGCGGCAACCAAAGGAATGAAGGCTGAAGCACAAGATATGGTAAAGGCTGCCGGCGTCAGCTTCGACTTTTGGGATAAAAAAGGCAAATTCAAAGGCGTTGACGCAATGTTTGCCGAGATGGAAAAGTTTGAAAAAATTCGGGCTAAATTCGGTGATGAAGGGGTTGGTCTTGTTGCAGAAGAGCTGTTTGGCATTGAAGGCGGACGACTTGCCGATATTCTGGCGAAAAAGGGTAAGAAAGGCTTGGAAGAAATGCTCACCAAAATGCGGGAGCAAGCCAGCCTTCAAGAACGTATTGCACAGAAGACCAAAACCCTTGGTGCGGCACTTGAAGCATTAGGTGGTGTTTGGGAATCTGCTATCGGCTCTTTTGGTTCTGCCTTTGCAGAGGATATTAAAGCCTTTGCAAAAATCGCCCAAGGGTTTATTGAAAATACTCTGACACCTTGGATTGAACAAAATAAAGGCTTAATAAAAACTGTTGTGGGGGTTGTAGGGGGCTTTCTTGCAGGAAAACTCGCTATATTGGGAATGAGCTATGCTGTCAATCTGCTTATCAGCCCGTTTAAAACCTTCGCTGTATTGGGACGTCAAGTCAATGCGGCGTTTAACATTATGCGATTAGCCCGTTTTGGTGGTGCTGCTCGTTCAACCAGTTTAATAGGGAAAATAGCTTCAGGGGCAGGTAAGGCTTTTTCGCGGTTTGGGCGTTCTTTATTCACCTTTGGACGAACAGTAAGCGGTGTCGTGGTAAAAGGCGTAATGATGGCAGGTAAAGCCTTTATGTGGCTTGGGCGTGCAATGCTGATGAACCCGATTGGGCTTGTAATGACAGGTCTTGCTATTGGAGCGTATTACATCTGGCAAAACTGGGAAAAACTCAAGCCGTTATTTACCGAACTGTGGCAAAGTATCACCGCAAAATTTGATGCAGCGTGGGCGTGGATACAGTCTGCGTGGTCGGGCATTGGAGAATGGGTTGCTAATGCGTGGTCAGGGGTAAAAGACTTTTTCTCAAACCTTTGGGCTGAAGTCACAACAGCTTTCGACGGCGGAATTTTAGGCATTGGTAAGCTAATCTTAGATTGGTCGCCGATTGGCTTATTCCATAAAGCCTTTGCCGCAGTATTAAGTTGGTTTGGTATTGATATTCCCAATAATTTCTCAACCTTTGCCACCCAAGCCCTTGATAATTTTACCCAATGGGTCACGAACTGGGATATTCTCGGCACATTTCAGTCCGTCTTTGACAGTGTGTTTGCGTGGTTCGGTAATTTGCCGAGCCGCTTTGCCGAGTTTGGGGGCAATATTGTTGACGGAATTAAGTCAGGCATATCCGGTATGGCAACCTCGGCAAAAGAAAGCGTGGTCGGGTTCGCCGATAATGTTGGGGGGTGGTTTAAGAAAAAACTCAACATCAATTCCCCAAGCCGTGTGTTTAAAGGCTATGGGCATAATATTGTCGAGGGCTTGGCAATCGGGATTGAGAACAAGCAGCCCCTTGCCAGCCAAGCCACGAGCGCGCTGGGACAAGCGGTCGGTTCGTCCTTTCAATCTGAAAAAAGTGGTTGGGTTGATGATCTTTGGTCGGGGGTAATGCAATTTGGCACAGGAATTCGTCAATTTTTTGCGTTATCTGATTGGAATGATCGTCCTCTTCGCACCCCAAATTTCAATCCGGCAGCCTCAAATGACGGGCTGTTTGCCGATTATCAGCCGTTAAACCGTGAGTCAGTCGCCGAACGCCCTGCAATGACCGTGCATTTTAACCCGACCATTAACCTAAACGGTAACGGAGGCGATGTGATGAGCCAAGTTCAGCAAGGTTTGCAAATGAGCTTGCACGAGTTTGAACAATTACTTAACCGCGTTCTAGACCAACGACAACGGAGGGCCTACTGATGAGTTATGCGCTACTGGGCAATATTGCCTTTGATTTACTCAATGCCCCGACGGGCTTAGATGAACGCCGCTCTGCCGCGTTTGCCGAGCATCAGGTCTTAAGCGGCAAGCCGAAATTGCAGGCGATGGGGCTAGAGCTGACCGAAATCACCTTACAACTGAGCCTGCATCATCAGTTAGGGGCGGTGGAAGCCCGCTACCAAGCCTTGATTGACGCAAAAGAAAGCCGGCAAGCCTTGGCACTGGTGTTCGGCTTTTCCAAGTTTGTCGGGCATTTTGTGATTACCGATGTGTCGAGCCAAACCCTGTTTACCGATGAACAGGGCAATGCCCTTGCCCGTGAAGTGTCGGTTAGTTTACGGGAGTTTGCCGGCAATGTGGGGCAAGGCGTGCTGGGTGCGGCACTCTCTATCGGCGGCAACTCTCCCCTTGCCTCAATTCTGCCGAAGGGCTTAACCCAATTTGTCAGCCGTGCCAAGCAGTTAATCACCCAAGGCATTCAGGTGTATCGCCAAACCCGACAGGTGATTAGCGAGGTCAAGCAGACCGTTGCGGTGATGAAAAGCCTTGCCCGTAATCCCCGTGAAGCCTTGTTGCAACTGCCCTTTATCGTGAACAGCCTTGGGACATCGCTGGCGGGCTTAGGCGAAATGGTTGGCTTAAAAGAGAGCGTGGCGTGGCTGACAAACGGCATTAAAGAGGCAACGCCCTTTATGCAAGGCTTGGCAGATTTAAGCGTTGAGGTGGACACGGCTTATCATTTGTTTAAACAGGGTTTAAACGGCAATGAAATGGGCGAGTGGTTTGATTTGGGCGTGAGAGCGATTGACTCGGCGGAGGCGGTTGGGGAAAGCCTTGCAAAAAACAGCGCAGAACTGACCGCGTGGATTGCTATTCGTGCCGATACAGGGGGTGAACAATGAGTGAAAGTGTGATTGCACATACCATTAAACAGGGCGAGCGTTGGGACACCTTGGCGTACCACTATTACGGTGATGTCGGGGAACTGGGACGGCTGATTGATGCCAACCCGCACCTTGCTTTGTGTGAGGTCTTGCCACAAGGCGAAACGGTGTTTGTACCGGTTATCGCCGTGAAAAAAACCGACCAAGCGGATTTGCCGCCGTGGTTACAGGAGGATTAGATGCACGTACAAACGCCCGTGTTCGAGATTTTTTACGAACATAAACAGATTACCCCTTTTATTAAGCCCCATTTAATCAGCTTGAGCTATACCGACCATTTAAGCGATCAATCTGACGAGTTACAGGTGGTGTTTGAAGATACTGACAAAAAGTGGATCGGCGCGTGGTTTCCGACCCAAGGGGACAAGCTAAAATTACAACTCGGCTATCAAGGCGAGCCGCTAGTCAATCTCGGCAGTTTTGAGTTAGACGAAATCGAGTGGGACTGGACGCAAAGCGGCTCGGTGGTCAGCCTTAAAGCCTTGAGTACGGGACTCACCAAAGCCAACCGGACGCTCAAGCCGAAGGCGTATGAGAACACGACCCTGGCTGACATTGTGAAAAGGGTGGCGAAACGGCTGCATCTGAATGTCACCGGTACGGTCGCCCATATTCCAATTAAGCGGGTCACGCAATACCAAGAGCGGGACGTGGAGTTTTTAACCCGCTTGGCTCACGAGTATCACCACAGTTTTAAAATTACCGGCAAAACCTTGGTGTTTACCACGATGAAAAGTTTGGAAGAGCGAGTGCCTGTCGCCGTGATTGATTTTAGTGAGGTCAAAAGCCTGCGGTTACGAGACCGTATCAGTGATGCCGCGGCAAAAGTGGAAGTCGTCGGCTTAAACCAACAGGCGAAAAAGCCGGTGAAAGCCACCAAAAAGCGCAAAAGCAAACGCCCGACCAAAAAGCGTGCTACTGCGCACAATGCCGATACGCTTAAAGTGGTTACCCGTGCGGAAAGTCAAGCGCAGATGGATGCCCGTGCCGAAGCCGCAATGGGCGAAAATGACGACCAGCAGGCGGGGAACATTACTCTGATTGGTAATCCGAAGTTAGTCGCCGGCAATACGATATGGCTCACCAATATGGGGATGTTTAGCGGCAAGTATTTGATTAAACAGGCACGCCACAGCCTAAGCCGTTCGAGTGGTTACACCACCGAACTGGAAATAAGATTATTAGAATTTAGTGAGGAACTCCCGAATGTATCGAAAACCGACCACACATAATTTTACAGCGACTTACCAAGAAGGCATCGTCAGCCAAGTGGATCCGAAGACCCATCGGGTGAAATGCACCATTCCGGCGTTAGAGGATTTTGAAACGGCGTGGCTGGCGTTTTTAACCCCGAATGCCGGCGGTAATCAGTTTTACTGCCTACCCGATGTGGGCGAGCTAGTCGCCATTTTACTCGATGCACGCGGCGAAGGCGGTTGTGTGCTGGGGGCAATTTATAATGAGCAAGACCCGCCGCCTGTTTCTGATAGTGAAATCTGGTTACATAAATTCACTAACGGTACAGTGATTTCACATAACCGACAAACGGGCGATGTGACGGTGTCTACCACAGGCAACGTGATTGTAAATGCCGGTAAGGTAGACATCACTGCCCCGACCGAAATTAACGGTGATGTGCAAATCAACGGCACACTCAATGCCTCCGGCAATATTACCTCCGGCACAGAAGTGTCTGCCCCAAGTGTCAAACAAGGTTCGGTATCGCTGGGCAGCCACGTTCACAGTGGTGTAGAAAGTGGCAATAAAACCTCCGGTCAGCCCCAATAAGCTTACGGACGCCAGCAGGGCGGTCCTACAACATTGAAATATATGGTTGTTAATGATCCTGCAAAAATG